ATGCCGCTTACAGACGCAGCCTGCCGCGCAGCAAAAGGCCAAGACAAGCTCTATAAACTGAGCGACGCAGGAGGGCTCCAACTTTGGGTTCACCCCACGGGATCACGCACTTGGCGTCTCGCCTACAGGTTCGACGGCAAGCAGAAAAATCTCACCCTCGGCACCTATCCTGACATGAAGCTTGTCGAAGCGAGAGACCTCCGTGATGACGCCAAGCGTCGCCTTCGCAAAGGCGAAGATCCTGCTGTCGTCAAAGAGGATACCAGTTCGGCGCCGATCCGCACCTTCCAAGAGGTATATTTCGAGTGGTTCCAGAAAAAGAAAAACAGGTGGTCGGAAGGTCAATCCATTCGTATCGACAGCCGTATGAAGCGTAACGTGATGAAAGACCTCGGCCATCTGGACATCGCGAAAATCGATGGTGAGACTGTTCTATCGATGCTGCGTAAGATTGAAGAGCGCGGCGCGATCGACATGGCAAAACGGGTTCGCCAAAGCGTTGGCAACGTTTTCCAGTATGCCCAACCCTTGGGGTATGTGACCGTCGATCCTACGGTCAACATGAGTAAGGTGATGCAAACACCTCCGAAGAAAAAACGTCGAAACTTCGTGAAGCCGAGTGGTGTCCCAAAGCTGATGGCAGCACTCAATGCATATGATGGTGAGCCGGTGACGAGACTAGGGTTGATCTTCACACTGCGAAACATGGTTCGAACGAAAGAAACTCGCTTCGCCAACTGGCATGAGTTTGAGGACCTTGACGGCAAGAACCCGACCTGGCGAATTCCGGCCGAACGGATGAAGACCGGCCTTGAGCACCTGGTGCCGCTTTCGAAACAGAGCGTCGAGGTATTGAAAGAAGTTCGGAAGTTCAGTCTTGATACGGATTACGTGTTCCCCACAGACTCGCGGGAAGGCGTGATGTCGACCAACACCATGCTGTTTGCGCTTTACCGGATGGGGTATCACTCGAAGGCGACGGTTCACGGCTTCCGCACGACGGCCTCAACGATTTTGAATGAGACGGGTCATTTCCATTCGGACTGGATCGAGCGCCAACTTGCGCACGTCGAGGAAAACCAGGTGCGTGCTGCTTACAATGCTGCCGAGTATATCAACCAACGGCGCGAGATGTTGCAGTGGTGGAGCGATTACCTGGATGAGAAGTTGAAAACTGCGGAGGAATGAAGCAGGGGAAAGGTGTTGTGTGCCGAGCGCCAAACACTCGGATTGCTCTACCCCTTTCGGGGAGGACGGCCTTGGCTAATTACCGCGTCGTCACACAACATCTTCAAATTCAGGACTTTGACGAGAAATGTCAAGGTTTAGGCGGCAACGATCGCGTCTTCAGCAAGCCATTCTTCGATCTGTCTACCGTCTGCAGCAACGTATCGAACGAGGTATTGAGGATTGCAATTGGTATATTGAGATCGTCCAATCACCACGCCGGTTTCGGTCGGACGCGGTTCGTTAAATTGGGCGGGGCGCTTTTTCGATAGCGCTAGGCCAACGCGCTGCGACAATTTGAAATCAAATGTCTTCTTGACTGCCATGTCTGAATTTCCTTTCAGGGTTGATATGGCGCGGCCACCAGGGCGAACCGGCTTACAGCAGCGTTTACGCTCTAACTGTCATCTGCCGCGCAATGCCTGCCGAAGCAGGACAACAAACAGTTGACACATCATGCTTGCTAAATCAACAAAAAGGTGATTATTGTCTCCGTAACGAACGGGATGAAACGAATTGCAACACGTTGCGACAACCGGCGAACAGCCATCAGAGCCGATGAGGTTCCTGCGCGTAAAGCAGGTTCTTGAACGGGTCCCCCTCGGTCGCACCACAATTTGGCGCATGACGGAGACCGGCGAATTCCCGCGCAGCATCAAAATCGGAAGCTCAACTGTTTGGGTTGAATCCGAAGTTGATGAGTGGATGCGTGAAAGGGCTCAGTCCAGATAATGGCAGATATTTTCGACGACATTCTCGGTTCTGATAACAGCCCCGCCCGCAGTCGCGGTCGACCGAAAGGTAGCTTTAAGAAAGCGCCCCCTTCGAACATGAAATACAAGGCGATCGGCGACAACAAGCTCCTGCAGCTTGACGACATCTACACGGGTGTCTCGGTCGATTGGCTGTCCAAAGTGTTCCGGATGTCCCGCGCTGCTGTGGTCGCCTCGCTCGCAGACTGTCCGCCGCTTCGGGACGGTGGCGCCAAACATTACGACCTGGCGACGGCTGCCGCGTATCTCGTAGATCCTGTTAAGGATCTGCAAGCGGCCATGAAAAAGCTAAAGGCCGAAGACCTTCCGGAAAACCTTCGCGAGTCGTTCTGGAACGCGCAGATCAAGGAACTGAAGTATCAGACACTGGCCGGGGAATTGTGGCCGACGCAGTCTGTGCTGAAGGTTCTCGGGGATGCGTTCAAGTCAATCCGCAGCCACACCATGCTTTGGGCTGACAGCGTGGAAGAAAAGGGCGGCCTGACACCGAAGCAGCACTCTCTCCTGGTCGGCCTGGTCGATCAGCTTTTGAACGAACTCCACGGAGCGTTGGTCGACATCGATAAAAAATCCACGACCCGCAGTAAGATTGCCGATCTGTATGACACTACTGACGACGCTATTTGATCTGAAGACAACTCCGAAATACCGCAGTCTCGAAGCCATGATTGTCGAGACAAGTGCTTCGGTGCGCCCGCCAGAGCGGCTTACGGTTTCCGAGTCGGCACAGAAGTATCGGTACATCGACGGGCTCAAGTGGGACAATTCCAGCGTCCCTTACATGCGCGAGCCGGCTGATACGCTTGGCAGCCTTAGTCACACCGGTATGGTTTTCGTCGGGCCTGCTCGATCTTCTAAATCTGAAATGGGCATCAACTGGCTCAATCACAGTGCGCTCTGCGATCCTGCGGACATGATGATCGTCCATATGAAGCGCGACAGTGCTCGCGACTGGTCGAACAAGGAATTGCGGCGCTTCTTCAATCAGAACGCCAAGGTCCAAGCTCAGATCCTCGAATACAACACCCACGACGTGCGCTTCCGCAACGGCATGGACCTGATCATTAAGTGGCCGACTATCACCGAGTTTTCAGGTAAGACGGTACAGCGCGTCTGGCTCAACGACTACGACCACATGCCGCTTGACATCGATGGCGAGGGTAACGCTTTTGATCTCGCCAAGATGCGCACTTTCACATTCCGCCGCTTCGGCATGACACTGGCAGAAGGATCGCCAGGTCGGGAGTTGGATGATGCAAAATGGATTCCAACATCGAAGCATCAGGCGCCACCGGCAAAAGGGCTGCTCGAAGTCTACAACCGCGGCGATCGCCGCAGGTTCTATTGGCGGTGCCTGTCTTGCGGTAACGGATTCGAGCCCGACTTCTCGTGCATGAACTATCCTGACACGAAGGATTTTCTTGAAGCGGGCGAGATGGCGACGATGCGCTGCACGCACTGCCAGCACGATCATCTGTTCGAAGATCGACAGGAGCTCAACGAGAACGGCAAGTGGCTGCGTGACGGTCAGTATCTTGATGATCAGGGCAACATTCACGGTAATGGTGTCGTGTCCGATATCGCTTCCTTTTGGCTCAAGGGACCATGCGCGAAATACCAAACGTGGTCTGGACTGGTTACGGATTACCTGCGCGCCAAAGCGGGGTTCGAGGCAACTGGTGATGAAGGCGCACTGCGCAAGTTCACCAACACGAACCTCGGCATGCCCTATATCCCTAAAGCACTGGTTGACGCTCGCACGCCCGAAACACTGATGGAGCGGGCCGACAATTGGGGTTCATCCAAGGAGGAACCAACCGTTCCCCATGGCGTGCGCTTTCTGATTGCGACCGTGGACATCCAGTCCGGTAGCCGCCGCGGTTTCGTCATCCAGGTGACAGGTTTTGGTGAAGGCGGTGATGCGTGGGTCATCGACATGTTCCGCATGTTGAAGTCCAACCGGCTGGATGAATCCGGCGATAAACTGCCGATGAACCCTGCCGCATACGCCGAAGATTGGGATCTGCTGATCGACGCCGTCATCAACAAGACGTACCCACTTGCTGACGGTTCCGGCCGGCGCATGTCGATCAAACTGACCGCAAGCGACTATGGCGGTGAAGATGGTGTTTCCGTTCAGGCGCGTGAGTTCTGGCGCCGGCTGCGCAATGATCACGGTCTGTCAGGACGGTTCGCACTGGTCAAGGGTATGCCGAACCGGAACATCCAGACCGCCAGCAAACACTATCCAGACGCGCAACAGAAGGACAAGCTGAACACTGCTCGCGGTGACGTGCCAGTCTGGTATCTGAATTCGAACGAACTGAAAGATACGCTCGCCGGTCAATTCGATCGCACGGATGCGGGCGGCGGAAGGTGGACATTCCCACATTGGGCCGAAACGTGGTTCTATTCGCAGCTGACTGCTGAAAACCGGACCGACAAGGGTTGGGAGCCGCCGAAGAACAATCGACGGCACAATGAAGCGTGGGACTTGACCTATTACGCTCTCGGTATGCTGCGCCATGAAGAAGTGCGTGCGACCCGCGTTGGCTTTTGGGACAGTCCGCCCAAGTGGGCAGAGACATGGGATGAGAACATCCTGGTTTTTGGTGACACGGAAGAACCCGCCTTTCATACACCGCAGAAGAAGTCCTACGACTTCGGTGCACTGGCGAAAACTCTTGCCTGAATAATCAACAAATAGTTGACTTTGTAAATCGGTCGTTCCATAGTGATCGGAAATATTGAAAATCAACTAACAGTTTGCAAATCAACAAAAGGTCGATTATACGGAGATAACAACTCTGTAGATCGGCCTTTTGAATGACGCTGCAAGAACGTATCGCTGACGCAAAAGCCGCCCTCCACGATCTGATGACCGGGAGGCGAGTTCGCGTGGTGGTCGATCAAAACGGTGAGCGTGTCGAATACTCCGCAGCAAACCGAGCCGACCTAAGTGCGTACATCGCCATGCTCGAAGCAGAGCTTTCTCCAAGAACTAAAGCCGTTGGGGCGATGCGCCCATGGTTTTGATGGCATCTCCCAAAGATTTCACAGATGTGCTCGGTCCCGACTCCTCCCAAGGTGTTTCGAGCACTCCCGCGCCTGACGTTATCAGGGTGGCGTCAGGCGCGGGTAAAGAAACGGCCATTGCAGGCGAAGCCTACGAAGGCGCGAGCCGGTTTTCACGTGAACTGGCGCTCTGGCAGCCGGGAAACCGCACGGCCGATCAGGACATCATGCCGGCGAAGCGCCTTTCCGACGCCCGTATTCGCAACATCCTGCAGAACGACGCCTACGCGCAGAACGGCCAGCGCCTTCACCAGGACAACATCGTTGGCAGCCAGTTCCTTCTGAACGCCAAGCCGAACAGCCAAGTGCTGATGGGCAAGCTCGACGAGACATGGGAAGACGAGTTTCAGGAAGAAGTCGAAGAAAAGTTCGGCCTGTGGGCCGAGTCCGATGCGAATTACATCGACTCCACCCGCCGTAACTCCTTCACAATGCTGGTTCGCCAGGCCGTTGGCACCTACCTGATGTGCGGTGAAGTGCTTGCCGCTGTCGATTGGGACCGGTCTGCGAAGTCCGATCGCCCGTTCAGCACATCGATTCGAATGATCGATGTAGACCGTCTCTCCACTCCGATGGACAGGCTAGCGAACGCCTTCATCATCGGCGGCGTCGAGGTCAATCAGGATCACGTTCCGACCCACTATCACATCCGCAAGGCCAATCCTCGCGATGTCTATCTGACACAAGCCTATCAGTGGGAGCGCCTGCCGGCGAAACTCTGGTGGGGTCGTCCTCAGTTTATTCACCTGTTCGAGCAGATGCGTCCGAACCAGACCCGTGGCATGTCTGACATGGCTGCCGGCATTCGCGAAACGCACATGGCTCGCCAGTTCCGCGACGTGGCGCTTCAGAACGCCGTGGTCCAGGCTACATACGCCGCCGTCGTTGAATCCGATCTGCCCGCGCAGGATATCTTCGCTCGCCTGATGGCGTCTGACACGGATGCTGACACGGCAATCAAGCAGGGTCTCGGCCAACACCTTGAAGTCATGTCGGACTTCATGGCCGGCGCTGATCAGTTGAAGCTCAACGGCGTCCGCATTCCGGCACTGCCGCTCGGCTCGAAACTCAAGATGCAGACTCCCGGTCAGGGTGCACCGCTTGGTATGGAGTTCGAGCAATCCATTCTGCGCAATATCGCGGCGCTGCTCGGCGTATCTTACGAACAGCTTTCCAAGGATTACACCGAGACGAATTATTCCTCCGCCCGCGCCGCGATGACCGAGACATGGAAGTTCATGGTCGGCCGCAAAAAGGTTGTCGCCGATCGGTTCGCCAACATCGTCTATCGCCTGTGGCTCGAAGAAGCGATCAACAAAGGCGTTATCAAGTCCCTGCCGAAGCGCATGGGTTCCGACAGCGCATGGCTTTACGCGCCGCTCGCTATGGAAGCAATTACCGCTTGCGAGTGGATCGGTGCGGCACGCGGCCAGATTGACCCCCTCAAAGAAACTCAGTCTTCGGTTCTTCTCATCAAGCACAAGCTCTCGACCTACGAACGTGAACTTGCACGCATCCACGGTAGCGACTGGCGCCGTGAACTGCGTCAGGTCGCACGCGAGAAGAAGGAGTTCGAGCACTACGATCTCACTTACATCGATGATGTTCAGGACAATACCGTGAACGCCGCTTCCGGTGAAAAGAACGTCAGCGAAGCCGCAAAGCACGATTTCTCAGACATCCTCGGTAGCGAGAACGGAACCCTCGCGAACAACTTCATGGATGCCCGCCATCCAAATCCAGACAAGCGAGGCCTCGATGCCGAATAACATGAACCCGCTTCTCGCCCGTTTCGACCAGAAGCCCTCGATCGTTGCGCCGGAAATGCAAGGCATCTTCGAAGCTTCGCTGCACATGGTTGCCGCACAGATGAACTCGCCGGAATATAAGGCTGAGATGGCGTCTGTCGACGAAAACTGGTGGGGCGAACCTGGTTCGTTCCGTTCGATGTTGCGCCCGTATGTCGTCAAGGACGGCGTATTGATGATTCCGGTTAAGGGTGTTCTCCTGCACGACTTCCCCTATGCCTTCGGATCGTGGGCAACCGGTTACGCCTACATCCAGAAAGCCTTCGAACGCGGACTGGAAGACGGAAGCGTCCGTGGTATCGCGCTCATCATCGACTCCCCCGGTGGCGAGGTAGCCGGCAATTTCGATCTCGTCGACAAGATGTTCGCGGCTCGTGGAACCAAACCTGTCCGCGCCTATGCGATGGAAAGCGCCTATTCCGCAGCATATTCGATCGCGTCTGTTGCAGATTCCATCACGGTGTCGCGCACTGGCGGCGTCGGCTCGATCGGCGTGGTCACAGCGCACATCGATATCTCGGCCGCAATGGAGCAGCGCGGATACAAGGTCACCTTCATTCACTTCGGCGCCCACAAGGTTGATGGCAATCCCTACGAGGCGCTGAAACCAGAAGTCAAAGAACGCATCCAGGCTCGCATCGACGAGCTTGGCGCAGTTTTCGTGTCCACCGTGGCACGGAATAGAGGCATGGATGAAAAAGCTGTTCGGGACACCGAAGCTCTCACATTCACGGCTTCGCAAGCAACGTCGAACGGGCTGGCCGATGCGATCGGTACGCTTGACGACTCCGTCGCCGCATTTGCGGCAGAACTGTCCTCAGATGAAGGAGACGAAACCATGTCTGGACAGACGAAAAATGACGCGGCAGTCGATCAGGCTGCTGTCGATACCGCTCGCGCCGAAGGCCACGCTGAAGGTGTGAAGGCCGGCAAGATCGAGGGCGCTACCGCCGAACGCACCCGCATCTCGGCAATTGTCAATTCCGAGGAAGGCAAGAAGCGGCCCTCCATGGCACTCAAGATGGCGACCGGTGACAAGTTCGCATCGCTCGATGCCGAAACGGTCACGGAGATGCTAGCGGACATGCCGGAAGAAAAGGCCGCTGCGGCTAACACAAAGACCAATGCCACCGGCAGGAACTTTCAGGACGCCATGAATGGCACCAAGAACGCCGACGTTGGTGCTCCCGGTGAAGGTGACAACAACGAAATGAGCGAGTCTCAGCTTCGTCGTCAGCGGGTCCGTGCCGCAGCCGGCCTGCAGAAACCCGCCGCGTAAGTTAACTCGAAGGCGGTCCGCCGCCGTCTCGGAAAATCAACCATTTGGTGAAAGGTCAACAAAATGCCTACCATTACACCTCCGAACTACGCCGAGACCGTTGGCGTGCCGCAGCAGTGGTCCCAGGACTTCGGGGTAACTCCCGAAGGTCTCATCACGGGAAGCCAGCCAGAGCAGTTCGTCATGGACCATCCCGTTGCTGCGAGCCAGACACTGGCCGCTCTGACGGTCGTCGGCCTTGACGCAAACGGCCGTATCGTTGCCGCAACAGGCACGATCAAGGCCATCGGCATTCTCGCCTACCCGATCACGACCGACGCTTCGACCAACTACAAGGTTGGCCGCGTCTATCGCTCCGGCTGCTTTAATCCTGACCTGTTGGTCTGGAACGCCGCCTACAACACCGACGCTTTGAAGATGAACGCGTTCGAAGGTGCTCCGTCGCCGACGCAAATCATCATGCGCAAGCTGGCATCGTTCACTCCGATCCTGCCCTAAACGCAGATCCAGAAACAAGGAAACTAAGCAATGGATAAGTTCGAATACTGGACATCTGCCGACCTCTATATGGAGCGGCAGGATCTCCGTCTTCTCCCAACCCCTGACTGGTTCCGCCAGAACTTTTTCAGCAGCACGCCGCACCTGTCCAAGACGCAGGAGATCCTGATCTCTGAGCTTCCGACTCCGTACCGGGTGATGGCGCCGTTCGTAATGCCTTCTAGCCAGGGCAAGCCGATCTTCAAGCGCCGCGGCGAAACCGTCAAGTCGGTCACGCCGCCTTACATCAAGCCGAAGGATGCGGTTCGTCCGCAGGAAGCGGCGAACGTTCTGCCGAGTCAGATTTTCCGCAACGGCGGCCTGCCGACCGTTCAGGAGCGCTTCGATCAGCGTGTTCAGGAGGTTATTCAGTTCCACTTGCGTGCCATCGACATGACCATCGCATGGCTCTGTGCACGAGCCGTAATTGATGGCAAATACACCATCACATATGCGGCCGATCAGGGTCAGGCCCATCCGGAAGTGACTGTTGACTTTGGCCGTGACCCCGGCCACACGATCACGCTTTCCACCGACCATTGGGACGACCCTTCAGCCGACATCATCGGCGATCTGACCACTTGGTCGAACTTGGTGTATAAGGCGAAATTCGGCGGCCGGCCAAACCGTGTCATCGTCGGCGCCGACGTGGTTCCGTGCTTCCAGAACAATACCGCAATCAAGGAACTGCTCAGCACGCAGATCCGCGGCGGTGAGGGCACCACGATCCAGCGTGGCATGCTCAACATCGATGAGCCGCTGACATACGTCATGACGCTCGGCGGCATTGGGCAGTCCTTGGAAATCTGGACTTACAAGGACGTGGTGGAAGCTCCGAACGGGGATATGGTCGATATTCTCGATCCTCGTGACATTCTGATGCTGGCCCCCGGCAATCAGGGTGTCATCGCCTACGGCGCGATTTGGGATGCTGACGCCATGATGGCGGATGCTGTTTCCGTTGATGTCTTCCCGAAGATGTGGACGGAGAAAGACCCAGGCGAAGTCTATGTGATGCATCAATCCTCGCCGCTGCCGTTCGTTCTCTATCCGAACCGCACGTTGAAAGCCCGCGTCCTCGCGTAAACCACTGATTGGGCGGCTCTAGTCAGTCGCCCATATAATCAACCATTTATTGAGTTTTAGCCTCCTGAAAGGAACTCCGAAATGTCGAAGGTACAGGCTTACGCCATTAACACGATCGTCCGTCGCGAAGACGGCAAAAAGGTATACGTCCCGGCATCTACGTCGCAGCGTGTCAGCGTTGTCGAGATGGAGCAGGAAGAATTTGACAGGCTTGAAGCGGCCCACGCCGTCCGCAAGGCCACGAAGGACGAAGTCATTCTCGCGAAATCTCAGTCCGGTGAAGCTGATGCACCAACCAACGTCGAAAAGCAGCTTGGTGCTGAAGAAGCGAAACCTGCTTCCGGCGCGGAAGGTGACCCCCAGGGAAAACCGAAAGGCGCCGCAAAGGCTGCTTCCAAGGACGAAGAAATCTGATGGCATCTTTCCGCGACATTAAGCGGAGAGCCCGCAGGGACGTGCAACTCCATTTGCGCGTCCCTGCATTATATCTTGCATCGATCGACGCGGTGCCAGTGCAGTGCTTTGTGCGCGTGCACACCAAGTTCCAAGCCCTTGGAGATATGAAGGGCACCAATTTCAATTACGCAGAACGTGAAGACATCACCCCTCGCATTATCATCTGGCGCGAAGAAATCCCGCAGCCTATGCGTAATGCGATCATCTCGGTCGAAGCGGGTGAAGCTTACTATCTCGACAACATCCAGCCTCCTGACGATCTGACGATCACCGCCATGGTTCTGCAGTTGGATGCCGATGATCCGATACTGGCTACTTTGCCGGTGCCGGCAACGTATGTTGCACCGGAGATTCCGTGATGGCGCTCATTTCTCCCAAACTCCGCAGCCTCGAAGGCGGTCGATTGATGTTCTGGTGTCCCGGTTGCGATGGGGCTCATCAGGTCAGTGTCGGCGAAGGCTCTGGACCGCGGTGGGGTTACAACGGGAATCCGGATGCTCCGACATTCACGCCATCAGTTCTGGTCACATACAATGGTCCCGACGCCGGCAAGGATGGTGCACCGCCTGCAATTTGCCATTCGTTCGTGACGGACGGTCGGATCCAGTTTCTATCCGACTGCACTCACGCGCTTGCCGGCCAAACGGTCGATCTTCCCGATTGGGAGAGTGCCTGATGGTCAATCCGGTTGACGTCGTTATTCAGGGCATCACGTCGTTCGATGAGATCGAAACTCTCGATCCGAAGATAGCGAACATTCTGCGCCAGGCTGTCAACGAAACCACGCAAGAAGGTCGGCGGCGCGCTGCGCGTTCGATGGAGAAGCAAGTCAATTTCCCCCGTGGATATCTGACTGGTCAAGCCAATCGATTGGGTATTGCGAAGTACGCGACCAAAGGGGATCTGACAGCCATTGTCCGTGGCAGGGACCGCCCAACATCGTTGGCTCGGTTCGTTCAAGGTAGCCCGAAAATCGGCACAAAGGGTGTCAGTGTCACGGTTGATCCCGGTAAGTCCGAGTCCATGCCGAGCGCCTTCCTCATCAAGCTGCGCAATAACAACATCGGTCTCGCCTACCGAACAAAAAACGGTAAGGCGCCTAGCCGTGGTGCCAAGCAGATAGGGAAGGGGCTCTGGCTTTTGTTCGCGCCCTCTGTGGATCAGGTGTTTGACGAAACCCGTGAAGAATTGAAGCCGGAATTGGAGCAATTGCTGCGCGACAAATTCGACCGACTATTTGAGGCACAAAAATGAGAACAATTCAGAAAGCGTACCCTGAGCGCGAAATTGCTAAAAAACGGGGTGAAAAAACCTATTTTACAGGTCGCCCTTGCAAGCACGGTCATATGTCTGAACGCAATACAGCGGATTGCAGTTGCATTGAGTGCCGTCAAGTTCAGCGAGACACCTACTTACGGGAATATAGTCGGAGAAAAATTGCGGAAAAGCGTGCTGCGATGACCGATGAAGAACGTGCAGCTTATCTTGAAAAAGGTGCTCGTCAGCAGCGACAGCGCAGGTTGAGAAACCCGGAACCCATTCGTGCGCTTGAGCGCAAGCACGGCAGGTTGAAGCGTCAACGTCACCCGGAACGAAAAAATGCTGAGGTGCGTAGACGCCAAACGGCGAAGATCCAGCGAACCCCGCCCTGGGCAGACCTCAAGGGCATCCAGTGGTTCTATGAAGATTGCCCTGAGGGGTATGAAGTTGATCACGTAGCACCGTTACGCGGCAAGAATGTCTGCGGCCTTCATATCCTATCCAACCTTCAATATCTGCCGAAGGAAGAAAACCGTTTGAAGGGATGCAAATTCAACTCTTTAGAGTATTCTAAACAAGAAGTTGATTTGTGGCGTAACAAACAATTGGTGATGAAATGACCGATCCTTTCCGGTTGCGAGTTCAGAAAGCTATCGCGGCAGCACTTTCTCAGATCAACGAGGCCGGTGGTTATAACGTGAACCTGACAGGAAACGTGTTCCGCGGTCGGCTTGTCTTCGGCGTCAACGATCCGATTCCCATGATCAGCATTATTGAGCCTCCGTTACCAAATGAGATGCGACCGTCGCCACTGGCTTCGACCGCGGAAGACGGCTGGTGGGATATCATCGTGCAGGGCTTCGTTCCTGATGATCGCGAGAACCCCACAGATCCAGCACACGTCGCCATGGCCGACGTAAAGAAGCGGTTGGCGCAGGAAATCAAACGCAAGGGCACCGGTCCGAACATGCGGCAGCCCGACCCCTTCGGTGTCAATTTCGATGACATGGGGAACCTGCGTAAGAACAACGTCGAGCAGTTCAAGATCGGTGCCGGGGTAGTGCGCCCTCCGGAAGAAGCCGTGTCCACGAAGGCGTATTTCTGGCTCACCTTGCGGCTGAAAATCGTTGAGGACAACAACGATCCTTTCGGTTAAAAGAAAATCAACCATTTGGCGATTTGGCAACAAAGGAGTGACTTATAATGGGAAGTGAAAACTACACACTTGGTCGCGGAGAACTTCACTTCTCGCGGTTCAAGCCTGGTACACAGATCGGCGAAGGCTATCGCTATCTCGGCAACTCGCCGGAATTCGCACTGACACTGGAAACGGAAACCCTTGATCACTTCAACAGTGACCGCGGTATCCGCGAAAAGGACAAGTCGATCACGCTCGAAGTGTCGCGCTCCGGCAATATCGTTCTCGATGAAATCGATGAAGATAACCTTGCCTATTACTTCTTCTCGGCTGCCGGCAAGGAGACCGTCACGGAAGCGGGCGGTGCTGTCACCGGTTTCGCAATCGCTGATGTTATTCCCGGCCGTTCCTACCAGCTTGGTGAAACAGCATCTGATGCGATCGGCGATGTGAAGATCAGCACCACTGGTCTCAGCGTCAAGAAGGGCGCCACCACGTACGACATTCTCGATGATTACCTCATCGATTATGAACGCGGCATCATCACCATCGTTGTCGGCGGTGCCATCGTTGCGGGTGACGATATTACCGTTGACTACACCACTCTGGCATCCACGTACGACCGCGTGATTTCCGGTTCCGAGAAGGTGGAAGGTTCGCTGAAATACATCACGCGCAACGCCACCGGCCCCGACCGCGTGATCAACATGCCGTATGTCACGCTCGCTCCGAACGGCGACTACAACCTCAAGGGTGATGACTGGCAGCAGATCCCGTTCACGGTGGAAGTGCTCCGGAAGGGCGCGCTTGAAGCCATCTACATCGCCGGCCTGCCGAAGACGGCATAACACGGAGTCCCCGTTTTGAAGTACACCCTGAAAACTGAACCGGTTACTTTCGATGGCGGTGAGATCGTAGTTCGCGGTCTCACCGTTCCGGACATCACGCAAATCGTGCAGGTCCATCAGGAAAGCGCGACAGCAATCTACGAAAAATTCAGCGGCAAGGATGCCGCAGCGTTGAGTGAACAGACGGTGGAGTCTGTCGCGCTCGAACTGCTTGGAAAGTTCCCTGCTGCGATCGCACACCTTCTGTACCTCTGTGACGCCGAACGTGAACCCGAAGCTCTTATCGAGGTTTACGCAACCTTGCCCGTGGACGTTCAGGCTGCAGCACTCGAAAAGATAGCGACCCTCACTTTCGCTATGCAGGGTGGCCTAAAAAACTTCGTAGAGACCGTCGTGCGAATCACGGCGAGCGCGAGCGGTCTCAGCAAGGAACTCAAAAAACCCCAAGCCTAGATGAGTGGGTTTGGGGTCTGCGAGGACAGGTCAGCCAACTATTGGCTGAAGGCCACAAGGACGCCGAGCGCTATTACGTTGGAAGGGTTTGGGAAGAAAATCAACTGGTTGTGGAGAGGATCAACCGTCATCACGCAACCACAGCGACGATCCTGAGCGCAGTCATGACATCGGCAGTAGCTGCGTTCGGCAAGAAGGAAGACGCGAGAAAAGCCGGAAAAGCCCTGACGGAACTGGTTGAAAACCTGAACGGGAATCTCCGTGAAGATGACGAGCAGGCTCCAACGCGAACCAAGGACATAAGCGAACTGCTGAAAAGGAACGGCTGATGGCTGATAAGAACGTCGTCGACCTGGTGATCAAGGCCAGAAACGAAGCGTCCAAGAACCTCGATGTCATCACCGAATCCTGGAAAGAGTTTCAAACTGCGGTCAAGACCGGCAGCACCGAAGCCGGCAAGGCAAACAACTCACTCGGACAACTCGGTAATGCCCTTGGTTCGCTCATGCAGCAAGCCAAGGGTCTTTCCGCGCTCGGTGCGATAGCAGATAACCTTGATCGCGTTGACAAGGCAGCCGGTGAGGCCGCCAGCGCCCTGAACAAGAGTTCTCAGGAAACCAAAGAATGGTCAGCGCTTCAAGCCGAAGCCGCTGCAAACGCCAAGAAATTTCGGGATGAAGTCGAGCAGCAGACATCTGTCCTGAACCGCGCCAAGGCTACGCGAGACGCCTATAAGAAGGATCTCGCCGAAGTTAACAAGCTCGTCAAAGAGACAGAGCGAGCGCAGAACCGCTACAACAAGGAACTTGCCCGCACACCACGTCAAGCGCCGGGACCGGTGGCGCCAACTGGCGACACTTCCGTTTTCCGTGACGCACAGTCTGCCCGTGGTCTTCAGGCGCAGATTCAGCAACAGCTTACTGACCAGAGCCGTACGATCGCTGCGACGGAAGCAGAACTGGCACGTCTAAACCCCAAACTCGATGCTGCTGCGAAGTACGAAAGAGAGCTTGGTCGCGAAACGGCAAAGGCAACTGCCGAGATGAAGCGCAATGAGACTGCGCTTTCCGCGGTTACCGCCGAGCAATCAAAAATAAAGTCCGTTGCTGATCAGGCCAGCACTGCCATGGGCGGGCTCGCACTTCGTCAAAATGAGGTTGCTGCGGCGGCTGCGAAGAATGCTGCTGAAATCGACCGGACGCGTCGTGCTATCGAAGCCCTCAACAAGTTCAGCAGCGGCGGCGCGGAGGTCGTAGATCCTAAACAGGCTGCTGCACTCCAAAAGCAGATTGCTGCGATCAATGAATTGCGCGACGACTGGAAAGCACTCGAAGGGGAAGCCAAACGGCTTGCCACCGGCCTGCAAACGGTCAGTGGCAATGCAACGCAACAGGTCGATGCGTTCAAGCGCGTCACGGATGCGGCACGCAAGGCCAAAACGGAATACTTCTCCCAGGTTGATGCGCTGGACAAGCTCCGTGCCGCGGCCGGTCTTCCAGTTTCCGGACTTGCTCGCGTTGCACAGGCCGCGACTTCCAGTGCGGCGGCAAACCGGCAGCTTGGGAACAGCGCCAATGCCGCGCTTCCACCGATCCGCGCAATGGGGCAGGGCGCACAGGCAGCCGGTTCTGCCATGGAATCTGGTGCCTCTGGTGCGAAGAACCTGGACAGCGCACTGCGCAGCAGCACTCGCGGCGGCCGTGACGCGCTCTCACTCTTTCAGCGCATCCGTGGCGAGATCCTTTCGCTCACCGCCAGCTACATCGGACTGAATGCCGCGATCGGGCAGATCGGTGGTGTGCTGAAGGCTTATCAGACGCTTGAAGCGGCGCAAAGCCGACTTGGCGTGGTCTTCAATCAGGATACCGGAAAGGTCAGCAAGGAACTCGATTTCCTCGAACGTAATGCTGCTCGACTTGGTATCGAATTCGGCGTTCTGGCTGACCAATATTCGAAATTCGCCGTGGCAGCCAATGCCGCTAACTTTTCTGCCGGTGCCACCCGAGACATCTTCCTGTCGGTTGCCGAGGCCGGCCGTGTCAACAAGCTGTCGATCGACCAGTTGAACGGTGTCTTCCTCGCTCTCGAACAGATGATCTCGAAGGGCAAGGTATCGTCGGAAGAACTTCGCCGGCAGTTGGGCGACCGTCTGGCCGGTGCCTTCAATATCTTCGCAGAGGCGATCGGCGTCAGTGCGTCCGAGCTCGACGAGATGATGAAGAAGGGTGAGGTTCTGGCTGACCAGACCACGCTTCTGAAATTCGCAGAAGAGTTGAAGCGCCGTTTTGGCCCGCAGCTTGGTGCCGCGCTCGCTTCGACGACTGCCGAACTCGGACGTTTCCAGAACAACATTTTCCAGGCGCAATTGCGGATCGGCGAGGGTGGCTTCATTGACGCCTTCACCGATGGGCTGCGGACGCTCAACACCTACTTCCAAAGCACCGAAGGCCGTGAGTTCTTCCTGTCGCTCGGCGCGGCTCTCGGTAATGTGACCAGAGGGCTGGTCGCGCTGTTGCCATACATGGACGACTTCGCCCGCATTGCCGGCGTGCTGGTCGCGCTGAAGGTTGCAGGCAGTCTCGGCAACTGGTTTTCCGCTATCAAGGCCAACGCGGTTGCCACCGGAACGCTGAACCGGGAGATGTTCACGTGGGCTGGTACGGTCACCGCCACGCAAGCCAAATGGAATGCACTAGCCGGATCGCTGACCCGTGGCACCGGTATCATTGCTGCGATGAACGCACAGTTGCGGGTGGCAACCGTCGTTGGCGGCACAGCCGGTTCACGCTTTCTGGCGCTGCAGGTGGCTGTTGGTGGGCTTACCCGCCTCGCAGGTGTTGCGGCCGGCGCCTTCCGGCTGCTTTGGTCGGCGGTCGGCGGCCTTCCAGGCATCATCCTGACAGGTGTAACGCTCGCTGTTAGCTCGTGGGCAACGGAAGTCGACAAGACCGTTACTGCTGTCAGCGAGCACGAGAGAATTCTGCAGGCCGTTCAGACGGCATACGATTCCATCGAAGGGACAACCAAGAAGGTTGCCGACAATATCAAAGGCGCGACGCTCGCACAGGCGCTTGCCAGTGCTGAGAAACTGCGGAGTACCTTTCAGGCGAGCCTGAAGGACGCTCAAAGCCTGTCTCGCGTCCTCTATGCCGGCTCGGCCGACCTCGCCTCTAACTCGCCGCAGATTAAGCAGTTCCGTCAGATCGAGGAAGCGATCAACGGGGTTCGAGACGGCACCAAAACACTGCGCGATTTTGAGAAGGTGCTGAATGACATAGCACTCAATCCATCCGAGCAGATGTTCAAGGACATTGCCCTCGAACTGCTTAATCTCGTCAACAGTGGCGACGGTACGACCAAGAGCCTGCTTGAACTTTACGATGCCATGCAGCAGGCCGATGCCGTAGTGAAGGCTTTCAACGGAACTGCCACCGAGGCCGACAAGGCGCTGATCGGGACGAAGGCAGCGACCGACAGTTATGCCGACTCGACTAAACTGGCAGAGGAAAAGGCGAAAAAGTTTAACGAAGCCATGGGGGAAATGGGCAAGCTCATTCCATCCGTGGCCGAAGAACTGAAAAAGCTTGAGACCATCAAAGGCTTGGAAGAACAGTACAATCAGGCGATCAAGTTTGCCGGTTCGTTCGACCAGTTGGTGGAAGCCCAAAAGCGTTATCAGGCTGGAATGACTGCCGTGAACTTCGGCAATCTTGGTTCGGATGGCGGTTCTGCCGCATTCAACATCATCAAGAAGTTTGAAGGCTACAGCGAAAAACCATACTACGATGTGAATGCTTACCGCGCTGGCTTTGGTTCAGACACGGTGACCCTCGCAGACGGATCGATCCAGAAGATCACTCAGGGCATGACAGTGCCGATGTCGGACGCCGTGCGCGATCTGACTCGGCGCGTGGATGAGTTCGGAAAGATTGCTCGCGATCAGGTGGGCGGCAATAGGTTCGATGCATTCTCTCCGCAGCAGCAAGGTGTCCTGACATCGATCGCTTACAATTATGGCGATCTGAAAAGCACTGGTATCCTGGATACAATCCAGCAAGGAACGGTTGACCAGATCGCCGAAGCCATCCGCTCCCTTGCCAGTCACAACGGTGGCATCAACACCAATCGACGCAATCAGGAAGCCACTCTTTTTGAAGGCGGGGGAGACTTCACCGAAAAGCAGTTCGAGGTCGAACGGAAGCGCCTTGCGACACAGAAAGAGTATAACGTCGGCCTCAATGAGCGGATTGCTCTTCAGGAAGCAGAGAACGGTAATGCCGGTCGCCTGACCCAGGAAGCGTTCGTTCAAAAGAAGCTTTCCGAGGAACAGAAGAAGGCGAAGGAAGCCGGTGTCACGCTCACCGATGAGCAGATTGCCAAAATACGGCAGCTTGCTACTGAAGAATACAAGATCAGCCAGGAAAAGCGCGACCAGAAGACTTCCATTCAGGAGGCGAACACCGCTCTTCAACAGGCTCAGGCACTTGAGCAGCAGCGCAATGCCCTCATGCAGCAATACAAACAGGCCATGCAGACAGGTGATGTTGGGACAGCAGAGTCGTTGTCGCAGCAGATCCTCGATCTCAACACACAGATTGTATCCGCCGCTGAAAATGCTCGTTCCATGTGGGAAGCTATTGGTGGTCCGGAAGCGGCTGCAAAGTTGCCTGTGATCGATGCCCTTATCACGAAAACACAAACCGCAGCCGGCACGATCGCGAACGTCGGTCGCGCCGTGAATACCCTTGGCTTGACATCACAGCAGACACAGCAACTCGTTGGTTCCTTTGCGGATGGGCTTCTCGGAGTGTTCGACTCCTTTGCTCAGGCGGTTGCCAACGGTGAGAACGCATTCAAAGCGCTCGGGACAGCCTTCTTGCAGTTCGCGGCGAACTTCCTGCGCGAAATCGCAATGATGATTCTCAAGCAGACCATCCTGAACGCCCTCGCCGGATTTGGCGGTCCGATCGGCAAGGCTGCGTCGGCACTCGGTGGAGCCGTTGCCCATGGCGGTGGCACGATCGGTTCAACCACTCGATCTCGCAAGGTTGACCCCGGCGTCTTCAGTGTCGCATCCTATTATCACAGCGGCGGTGTTGCGGGCCTGAAGTCCAACGAGGTGCCGACCATTCTCGAACGTGGTGAGACGATCCGGACGGAAGCACAGGAAAGCGCCCTGACAGAGCGGATGGCCGCGGCAGAACGTGGTTCGTCCAATGGCGGCCCGACCGCGATCCGAAACATCGTTGTGCTCGATGAAGCGAGTGCGTCGAACTGGATGGATAGTTCTTCCGGCGAGAAAGTTATTATGGGCGTGCTCGGTCGCAACAAAGGGAAGCTTCGCAGTTTGCTCGGCTCATAATCAACTGTTTGATTGCAAATCAACAAAAGGTGGATTATACGGATGGGTAATCCCTGTTGAGAGGCCGACTGGCAACTTAAACTCAACCTTTTAGTGAGGTGGACGGAAATGGTTATAAGGATGTCGGCTGCGGTTCGCAACGCGATGATGAACGCATACGAGGCCACGATCGGCACTGCTGCCAAGTTGCGTATCTACACCGGGGCACCGCCGACGAACATAACAGACGCAGCGACAGGAACTCTGTTGGTCGAAATGGCTCTGCCGTCTGACTGGATGGCAACTGCATCGAACGGCATCATCGCGAAAGCCGGCACTTGGAGTGGGGCAGGGGTTGCCGCTGGCGATGCCGGATATTTTCGCATTCTGAATACAGCCGGCACGACGGTCCACGAGCAAGGTACGGTGGCAATGAGTGGCGGTGATATGACCATCAATAACACCGATATTGCGGTGGGTCAGACCGTAACCGTCACCACGTTCTCGAAGACTGCCGGCAATCCCTAAACCAGTAAGCGAGGGATCGCTTGATGGCGACCGCCGATGAGCAAGCCATTATCGATGAAGGGATTGCGTTAGGGGATTTCCCCTCTCTCGAACGCGATCTTGACTATATTGTGAACCAGTATCTTCCGGTTGCTGGTCTTTCGCTTATTCAGGATCTGACTACCTTTTCGGTAGATAGCGCGACATCCGCCGAGAGTGGGATTGTCATTGACTACTCGCAGACCTTCTCGCTTATCCATTCTTCCACGCTTGCTGTCGACATAACACTCGCCGCGTCATCTGACTTTACGATCAATGTGGAGACCGCGGTCGACGCGATAGTTGAACTGCTGTCGGATTCCGGTTTTGAAATTAGTTCGGAATCCGGTTCTGCGAGCGTCATTGATGCCAATCTGGCTGTGGTCTTCGATGTAAATTCTGACGCAGTGGTAGAAAGCTTTATCGTTGTTAATCACAGCGCGGAATTTACTGTTGAACACAACGGTGTGATTGACCCGATTGCTGCTGCCTCAATTGATAGTTTCTTCACAATTTCGAGCGCGATTGTTTCCAAGGTTGCGGTTGATCTTGAAAGCGAAACCACTTTCAGCATCACTACTTCGGCCGTAGCGAACAATCCATTCTATGCCAGGGGCGATATCCTCAACATCCCAACGTGGCCTTTCGAACCCAACTGGTCTGGTTCCTACACCGAAGCCTTGGAGTGGTTGACTGATGTTCTGGCCTCTCCGACCGGTGCGGAACAACGGCGATCGCTCCGCAAATATCCCCGCAAGACTGTTGAATTCTCTTGCGCCGTCGCAGAACACGAAATGAACGTTCTCCGACATTTTATAGAAGTGCATGGGGGCAGACATTTTTATCTTCCACAGTGGCACGAGTCCTACCGTTCCACCCAACCGGTGTTGAGCGGGACCGATTTTATCCCGTGCCTGCAGGCGGACAATGATGGCATCCGTGTAGGTGACGTAATCTTCATAGGCGGTACGAAAGTTCGCCAGTATGAGCTCGCCGAAATTACTGGCGTCTCGACTTCAGGACTTACGTTGAGACTTCCCCTTGAGCAAAATTGGGAAGCTTTTTCGAAAATTCATCCTGTTAGGGTAGCCAGGTTGGAGGATCAGCCAACCGTC